CAGACAAACTGAAATGGTTGAAATACTCCAATATAATTATTAGATTGGGACTGAACCCATTCAGTTGGGCCTGGATCCATTTCTTCCGCAAGGAAAATGGTGAGGTATGGGGTTACAGTTCAGAACTGATATTTAAAGCTGGCTGGCTATTTGCAGTTGTATCTTTGCACATTGACGACGGCCAATATTAACCAAACACCTATAGAGTGCTTGACAAACAATTAAAAAATAGATATAATATGCGTATGTTGTGTAAATAACATTAGAAGGAAAATATGGAAACGACTAAAGGGTTTACATCGGTTGAGTACGGAACGAAGCTGTCTTACACCACTGCCTCCGGTAACACTATCGAAGAAGAATTTTGGGGTGAAGGCCATGCTCAAAAAGCATTAACATTCTGCAACGAACAAACACATAACACTCATTATTTTACCCCAATGAGTCGAAATGTTTCAAAGGAACGATTAGAATAAACAGTTAATGCCCCGATGGTGAAATAGGTAAACACAAGGGAGGACCAGAAAGCCCGTCCCCTCTAGACAGAAATGTTTAGATAAACTGTGGGTTAATTCGGGAGAGCCTGTAAAATGGCAATCGCGAGCCAAGCGGATAATACATTGTCCGAAGGTGTAGAGACTACTGGAGAGGTATAGTCCTCTTAATAACCAGCTTAGAACGCCCACTACCTTACCATTAAGTTGAAGGTAAAGAGATAGTCCGTGCTTAAAGGAAACTTTGAGACAACACGCTTAAAATCCCTCGCCGCATGGCTTGCCGGTTCGATTCCGGCTCGGGGCACCAGTTTTGCAACATTGCAAAAAAGGTTTGATGTCCTTGTAAAACATCAGAATGACACACATCACACAGTATAAATATATGTCAAATATGTCACCGTTCGAAATTCGTCTAGAACTTCTAAAAATGGCGAAAGGCCGTCTTGAAAATGCTTATCGCACTATTATTGCTGGTGCAAATGAATTGAACAAATTCGTAAGTAATACATAATATCTAGGTAGGCACTAAGTACCTACCGTTATTGTTTAGCGTCTGAGAGCAAAGTGCCTAACCAGCAGCCCGACTGTCAGCGGTGAGACCGATCTTTATCGAGGATAATATGCTGTGGTGGCAATCCGGCGATATGAGAGGGGATTATTATATGCCTCTTAAACAGATGACAGTACGCTAAACAATAATATATGATGAAAAATATCTTCTTAATCTCCGACCATCATTTTGGTCATAGCGGTGTATGCAAATTCCTTCGCGACGACGGTACTAAGCTGCGTCCTTGGACTGAAGATCAAGTGGAGGAGATGGATGAGTTTATGATCGAGGCATGGAACTCTGTCGTTGGTCAAAATGATAAAGTGTACTATCTGGGTGATTTCTGCATTAAACGAAAATCCCTTGATACTCTAGCAAGACTAAAAGGTGATAAGGTTCTGATTCGTGGTAATCATGACATCTACCATCTTGATGATTACTCAAAATACTTCAGAGATATTCGTGGCACCCACAAGCTCGAAAATTGTATTCTAAGTCATTATCCGATACATCCAGACTCTATTGCTCGTTGGGCTCTCTGTAATATTCATGGTCATACACATTATCGCAATGTATTACTACCCGACGGTACAGAGGATCCTCATTATTTCAATGTTTCTGTTGAGGCTATCAACTATGTGCCTGTTTCCTTTGAAGAAATTAAGAAAAAACTTACAAAATAACGCTTGACACCTATACTGGTTCCTGTATAATAGGTTCTGTTGAGTGATTAGGAGTTTGTTATGAAAGCTACATTGAAATTTGATTTTTACTCTGATCCTGGTCATGGTTGGGCCAAAGTTAGTAAAGCACTTCTGGTAAAACTAAGCATTGCAGATAGTATTACTCCTTATTCATACTCTCGCGGTAATTTTGCATATCTTGAAGAGGATTGCGATCTTGGTATCTTCTACAAAGCACTTGAGGATAGGGGAGTTAAACCTATCTTTAAGGAGCATCGTGCGAATAAGTATTCTAAAATTCGCTCTTACGAATCCTATATCGTGGCGTAAATAATTCTTGTATAATGGTTTATATTGGGTGATTAGGAGTTTGTTATGATCAATATGTCCTACTGTCGTTGTGAAAATACTTTGTTGGCACTTCAGGAAGTTCTTAACGATATGCAAGAGGAAGGTGGGGAATTTCTTGCGAACTTGAGTCGTGAAGAAAAACGCGCATATCAAGAATTGTTTATGGCCTGTGAGGACTTTATCAAGGTCGCTGAAGACTTAGATGAACTTGATCGGGAGACCGCATGAGCACTCGTTCGTTAATCGGTATTGCAAATAAAGATAATACGATTGATTACACCTACTGTCATTTCGACGGTTATGTTGAGAATGGTGTCGGTGAATCTCTTCTGCGAAACTTTACCACTAAAAAATCAGTTGTTAAATTGATCAAAGGTGGTGAGGCTAGATCAATTGATTTTGATGGTTCTGTTAGTTATTATCCAGATACTCAACCTTATAGTATTGTTAATGATGAGTATGTGGTTGGTTTGTCTGGTAGTGAGTATATTTACTTGTATGTTCCTGAACTTAAAACATGGATCTACAAAGAGGTAGATCGCCCAGAACAAAATGATAATTCATTGGATTACCTTTTCAAAGAATCTGATTGGAAATTATTGGTTGTTTAATTGGGGAAAACATGCAAAATGATGTAAGAAATTTTATGATTGCCTCGGGGCAGACTGTATATGTTAATAATGAAGAACAGTCAAATTTGTATGAAACTCTTATTGAGGAAGAGTATGGAGAATTCAAGGAGGCTATCGCAGCAGATGATGCGGCGGAAACTCTTGATGCCTGTATGGACATGATTTGGGTCATTATGGGATATTGTTATTCCAGGGGATTCAATATTGGAGATGCATGGGGAGAAGTGTCCCGTAGTAACTTGAGTAAAATCAATTCAGAAACGGGAAAGGTATTGAAGCGTGCAGATGGTAAAGTTATTAAACCAGAGGGTTGGACTCCTCCGGATTTATCTAAATGTGTACTTCAAAAGTCATTGAATAATATTAATTAAAGGGTAATCAAAATGAATATTGACGCGATTGCAGCATCAGCAAAAAATATTGCAATTCGGGAGCGTATGCCTCAAGCTTATCGTTATGATGCATATTATCGAGAGTATGACGACAAGGTGGAAATCTTGGGGCTGGTCAATGATCCAACCTATGACATGTCCGACTTTGTTGGACGGGAAATGATGTTTCCCAAACGGTGGATTACTATCGGTGTTTTGGACTCTTCTTATAAGGTGCGCGTATGAATCTGAAACTAGTTACACTAAAAACAGCTCACACATTGCTGGGTGATTATGTTGATACTGGTGATGGTTATACATTGAAAACTCCTGTACAGGTTGTTGCAATTCCAGCCAGAACTTCTACGGAAACCACAAGTATTGCTTTTGCTCCATTCCTTGAGTTCTCTGAAGAATTCAAGACTGGAATCCAATTTAAGAATGAGGATATTTTGTGTGTCACAACTCCTGTTCGTGAACTGGAAAACCAATATAACCAAATCTTTGGTGTTGGAATTGTTATTGCCAATGTTGCTCCTAAGTGATATTATATAGTTTATGACTGACTACTACACAAATGTACAATGTGTAGGCAATAACATCCTCTATAGAGGTATCAAAAACGGTCGGCGTGTTCGAATGAAAATCGAATATCAGCCGACTTTGTACTTGCCTACAAAAAAACCTTCCAAATGGAAAACATTGGAAGGCACTGCTGTTGAACCAATGAAATTCTCTTCCATCAGAGAAGCCAGGGATTTTGTTCGTTCATATGAAAATGTGGATGGATTCAAGATATTTGGCAATGCAAGTTTTCAGTATGCATATATCTCTGAGAATAATACCACAGAAATTATTCCATGGGAATTGGACAATCTGGTTATCGGTAACATCGATATTGAGGTTGGTTCATCAGGAGGATTCCCATATCCAGATACCGCACTTGAACCAATCACCGCGATTACGATTAAATTATCTTCCACAAACATGTTCTATGTTTTTGGTACAGGTGAATATAAAGCCCATCGGGGAGATGTGGTGTATCACCATGCAAAGGATGAGTACACTCTCATTAAACAGTTCCTTTCATTTTGGAAAGAAAACTATCCGGACATGTTGACTGGTTGGAACACCAAGTTCTTTGATATTCCATATATGACAAACAGGTTCCGCAAGATTGTTGGTGAACAGGAAACCAAGGCATTATCACCCTGGAACCTGATTAGTGAACGATCTGTTAATCGTGGCATGGGTAAGGAAGATACGACCTATGAATGGAACGGTATTTCACAGATGGATTATCTGGAAATGTATAAGTGGTACGCACCAGATGGCACATCACAGGAATCATATCGATTAGACCACATTGCAGAGGTTGAACTTGGAATGAATAAGTTGTCATATGACGAGTATGATAACCTCTTCGATTTGTACAAGAGAAACTATCAACTTTTTATTGAATATAATATCAAGGATGTGGAACTTGTTGACAAACTTGATGAGAAACTCCGACTCCTTGAATTGTGTCTAACATTGGCCTATGACACCAAGACTAATTACGAGGATGTTTTTGCACAAACCCGAATGTGGGATTCTCTAATCTACAACAACTTAATTGCAAAAAACATTGTTGTACCACCAAAGGTGATACGAGGAAAGGATGGAATGTATGTTGGTGCATATGTTAAAGATCCACAAGTAGGAATGCACAAATGGATTGCATCCTTTGACCTCAATAGTCTTTATCCGCACTTAATGATGCAGTATAACATTTCACCTGAGATGTTGGTTGAACCGGAACAATATACCGATGAGATGAGGAAGTTGGTGTGTTCTGGTATTGATGTCGATAAGATGCTCAATAGAGATGTATCATTGGCAAGCCTGGAAGGTGTCACCTGTACTCCTAATGGACAATTTTTCCGAACAGACAGGCAAGGGTTTCTTCCTAAGATGATGGAAGACATGTATGAATCCCGAAAGAAATTCAAAAAAATGATGTTGGTTGAACAACAGAATTATGAGAATTCTACTGATAAGGATGAAAGACTTGATCTAAGTAAAAAGATATCCAGGTATAACAATCTTCAATTGGCTAAGAAGTTATCACTAAACTCAGCCTATGGTGCAATGGGTTCACAATATTTCCGATTCTTTGACCTTAGACTGGCTTCGGCTATTACT